AACATATTTTCTCCTAACTTACCGTGGGTTTCCCGGAAACTTTGATTGTGCACGACAACTGGCCCTGTTCTTCAAGGGGAAGATCTGGCTCAAATGCCGTAATATGGCCTGTAAATGCGATGGTGATAAGCGTATCCGGGGCGATGATTTTCCAGTTGTGATTCAAATCATCATTGAAACTTTCCAGCAGGCCGGTCATTCCGTCATGAGTTGCGTTAGTCGGAAGCCAGTTGGCCTTGAACGACACTTCCCCGCCGTCCCGCATACCGGGGATGAACTCCCGATAACCATCGGATGATCCATGATTCGTTACATCGATGGAGTCCTTCGACATTGCCGGCGGGACCAACTCGGTAATCTCGGCTACAGACGTGAATACTTCCGGCGTTGCGCCGTCCCCGGCCTGTAAAATACTACCATAAGCCCAAAAAGCAGAACTTGTCATGTCATTACTCCTTTACGACGGGTATCCGGCGGGTAGACGCAGGACAGCCACTTTTACTTCGGCTGCGGAAGTCGTCACGGTGATTTTACCCGCTGAGTCTTTCCAGCCTTTCGAGTTCGTTAACCCGACGCCAAAGGCGGCATAGTCACCGGCGGCCATTGAGTATGCCGATATGGTATCCAGCCTGTTTTTCTCATCTGCGACGCTCGTGATCGTGACTGTGCCAGCCACAGAACCGGAATTGTAGGCCATTAGGATATCATTCCCAGTACACAACAGGGTATCCGTGGCAGAAGAGCTTGAATCTGCCCAGATAAAGTCATGTACCCCGGCATCTCCATTCGTGGCCGCAAACGGGCCTAAAATTGTTTGGGGTGTGATTGCGGTTGCAGTCATTTATTACTCCTTTATGAGTTGGTTTAGTAATTCTTTACGCTCCGTTTCTGGAACGTGTTTCAAAACGTGCAGGATCATGTCGTCTTTGCCGGGCGTACAATATCCGCATGTTTCGCAGCGGTTTGTGGGGATAATCCCTTTCCACATCACCGGCTTATAAAGCGCTTTGGTTTGCGGTAGAGGTACGCCCGGACTTTCGACAACGTTTGTTTCAAACGGCACTTCATCCGGATCGGTTACGCCAGGTAACGGAGTGTCGTCCCAGTAATCATGTTCGATTGTTTCAACTGATTTTCGCTTCATTCAGCAGCTCCCTTATTTCGCTTCCGATACCGTAAAGTGCGGCCCGGAGTTGGTTTTCACGCGTAGCTTTCTTCATGACGAGCAAGTCCTGGATTGTCACCCGCACAGCGTTTTGCTCAGCAATTACCGTCTGTGCGCTGTACGGATCAACCCTGAGCAGGCTACCTTCCGGAAACGTGGTTCCGTAAACGTCCGTGATCGGTTTGATAGCTCTTACTAAGACGCTTTTCTTAGGGCCGATTTTACCTAACCCAGTTCCTGGGCCGCCATTGATTACTTTCTCAATCATTTGTCCTCACTGTAACTTCCAAAATGCGCCGGTAATTGCGCTCGTCAGGGTTCCACATATCCGGGCCGCGGTTCACGCTCACGAAACCGGCGTTTACTTCACTTCCGAGCATTCCCCGGTAGCCAGATAGAGTGTTTTCGATAAGCAGTGAGTTTGCATCCGCACCGGCCTGATCATCGTCAAATACGTCGATCTGGACAATCGGAACCCGTCCTGCAGGGCCTTGATGGGTGTAACTGCGAGGTGCAGTCACAACCCACAGGACGGCGCATGGATATTTGATAGGATTTTCTGGAATCTTTACATCTGGTATCTTCTCGGCCGTAATGCGGTTCGCAAAGGCGGCGTAGACGTCGGCGTTATTCATCAGATGCTTGATGATCCCTTTGACTACTGAGTCCATCTGCCCCTCACGATTTCGCCGAATGCGGCGGATACAGCGGCTTGCACCTGATCTGCATCCTCGGCAACAGTTGGGCGGATGAACGGCTGAGCTTTCATTTTGTAGGTTCCATATTCCAGGTACGGAGCATAAAGAGTTTCCGGCCCAACTTCATCCACAACATGATCGTCGTCTGCTTCCAGGATGTGGGGTTTGATCGAGTTCTTCGTTGCCGCCGTATCTACAGGAACCCGCATCCGTTCACCGTCAACAACGACGTAAGCGCCTGCGCCTTCGATGTCAAGCAAGTCCTGTTTCTTCAAGACGATGCTCTTCAACGCAAGTTTCAGCTTCGTGTCGTCAACGGTCATGCTTATTTTCATATCCCAACCTTTTTAAGCGCGCATACGCTCCCAAACGTGTCCCTGTTGCGGATGCCGATAATCTCGTATGTCTCGTTGATGGCGTCGTTCTCGCCGAAGCGCCCGGACAATTTGAAACGGTCTCCTTTGGAAGGGATGGGTCCGGCAAATCTAACCTCGGCGGCCAGTTCTTCAACGTCCACATAGGCTTTCCATTTCTCGGCAGCAGGTTTGTCCGTGAAGACACATTCAACAGCGATTTCACTCTCAACGTTAATCGGCTGGTTGTAATCATCGTACAGCCCCGTGAAGATATCGATAACCAGGTATCCATGATCCGAATAAAGCATACTGGACACGTTACGATGCAACTGGGCGGAAAGGCGAGCATTCATCAACATTATGGTAACCCATCCGGGGCGGTGTAAACGCCGTCCACGTTCTCATAACTATCCGCCCGGTGAGCGTTCTTGATCGTTGACGTGGCGGTTATAGACGATATTCCGTATTCCTGGCGCATCCGTTTCAAGAGTGCTTCGTATCCGGCCCTGGCATTTGCAAACGTGACGCTGTTCCAATCCTGCTTGAAGTCCGGCGTGCTGAGTTGCGTGATGATATATTCTATGCAGGCAATAACCGCCGATCCGACTGATCCATTCGTGATGTAATACTGGATCGTCTCATTGTCCAGGAAATGACCTTCATCGTGATTATCGCCGATCTTGAAGCGGACGATATCAACATCGGTTGTCATGGAAGGATCAAACGAGTAAGTCACCCCGTAATCTCCTTGAGGATCGTCGTTGCGGCGTATGCGACAGAGCCTGAGTTTGTGAACGATAGTCCGAGTGCATCGCCAGGCTTGACATATAGTCCTTCCGGATAAAATGCAGCATATGGAACGCTTCCGGAAGCAAGATCAAGCAGATATGCCGTTGTGTCTTTTGTTGATCCGCCGGCATCGTCAAGAAATATGCAGAAGTTCTCTGCGTCTGTCGGAGTAGATGCCAGTGTAAGCAGGACGCTTTGAAGTTGTGTCAAAACGGATGCAGAATACGTAGCCGATAATGATCCCGATCCGGATTCTGATTCAAAGCGCAGGATTGCGTTGTGGATAGGAACTCTGGTTGTCATTCATCCCCCTTGTGCTTACGAGTGCGCCGCATTTTCACAAGCTTTGGTTCGACAGGTGCATATTCTTCCGGTTGGATTTCTTCTTTGGTTATAACTGGTTCATCAGCCAGAATATCAACTTTCTCAACGTCGCCAACCCGCACCATTTCAGCCAGCGCGAACAGGGGAATATCTCCCGGAACAATCATGCCGGGCCTGTAAACTTTTCCGCGCTTGTCAATTACTTTTTTCTTGAAGCGGTACATATCCGCCTCCTTATGTGGACTGAGTCCAACCGGTATTGGTGAGCAGGTCCCAAATCGTCGCCGATGCAGCCAGCATTGTGAAGTTGTTGCCGGATCCACCGGTGGACCCGGACGTCATAGTCGTTCCACCCTGCAATCCGGTGACGGTCACAACGTGGGCGAGCGGCGCCTGGGAACGAATATGCAGAATCTTCGAGACATTCGCTGCGCCTGGCGCTGCCACGGTGTAATCTTCGCCAGCCGTTGCTTTTGTGAGCACGGCATGAAAGATACCCGGATCAATGGCTTTGTCAGCGGCAGCAGAGCCGGAATAAACCGTAGCTGTCGGGAACGTTATGCCACCAGTGAGATTTCCGGTTACGTCTCCGGTAACCGCGCCGGTCAATGCGCCGACGAATCCATTTGTGCTATCTAC